CTATTGGCTGAAAGGCGGGCGCGGCTCTACAAAATCTTCTTTCGCGGCTATCGAAATTATTCTGGGTATTATGCGAAACCCGGACGCGAACGCCGTGTGTCTGCGAAAAGTAGGTCTGTACTTAAAAGACAGCGTTTACGAACAGCTTGTCTGGGCGATCGACAAGTTAGGCGTTTCTGAACTCTGGGAGCAGCGCGTTAGTCCTATGACGCTGATTTATCAGCCGACCGGGCAGCGCGTTTTATTTCGCGGCGCGGATAAGCCGAAAAAAATTAAATCAACCAAGGTTTCTAAAGGCTATATCCGTTATATCTGGTTCGAGGAATGCGACGAATTTTTAGGCAAGGGCGAAATCGACACCATTAATCAGTCTTTAATGCGCGGCGGAGACAAATTCGATATTTTTTATACGTACAACCCGCCCAAGTCGCAAACCAGTTGGATTAACCGCGAAATCGAAATACAAAAATTAAGAAAAGATTCTCTCGTACATCACAGCGATTACCGCGCCGTCCCGTCCGGCTGGCTGGGCGAACCGTTTCTACAAGAGGCGGAACAGCTCCGGCAAACCAACGAAGCGCGCTATAAACACGAATATCTGGGCGAAATTACCGGAACGGGCGGCGAAATATTTCGTAATATTACGCTTCGGCAAATTACCGTGGAAGAACGCAAAACTTTTGACCGCGTTCGTCGCGGTTTAGACTGGGGCTATGGCGCCGATCCCTTCGTCTATCTCGCTCTCCACTACGACCGGAAACGCCGCCGGTTGTTTTTATTTTACGAATTCTACAAGCATCGCGCCGGGTTCGATGAAATTGCCCGCGTGATTCACAATGAAAATCCCGCCCGGCAGACCGTCGTCGCCGAGAGTGCCGAACCACGTTCTAACGACGAACTGAAAGCGCGAGGAATTCGGTTAATCGCCGCGAAAAAAGGCGCCGGGAGCGTCGAACACGGTATCTGTTGGTTACAGGATTTAGACAAAATTATCATAGATCCCGTTACCTGCCCGAACGCGGCGCGGGAGTTTACCGGCTACGAATTGGAACGAACCGCCGACGGGAGCGCGTTCAAGTCCGGCTATCCCGATAAAAATAACCACACGATAGACGCGGCGCGGTACGCCTGCGAACAGGATATGAAGCGCGGCGGATTCTTCCCGTCCATTAAAAACGAAGGAAGTTTGACGCACGAAAGTTACTGGAGGCGGTAATCTTTGCGAAAAGAATACGGTCGGATTGGTCAAAACCGTTTCGGCGGCGTTTTTTACGAGGAATTTCTACCGGAATTACGCGGGAGAAACGGCGTTCAGGTTTACCGCGAAATGAGCGAAAACGACGAAACCGTCGGCGCAATTTTATTCGCGATTGAAATGCTCATGCGCCAATGCGATTTCATCATACAATCCGGCGGCAGTACGGAAAGCGACCGTAACGCCGCTATTTTTGTAGACCAATGTATGAACGATATGCAGGACACGTGGACGGACACGCTTTCTGAAATCTTATCTTTCCTGACTTACGGGTGGAGCTATCACGAAATTGTGTATAAATATCGGCGCGGCGCGTCTAAAAACACGGCGATAAACAGCCGCTACGACGACGGTCTCATTGGTTGGAGCCGTCTGCCGATTCGCGCTCAGGAAACGTTATATTGCTGGGAATACAAGGAAAATTCAGACGAACTAACCGGGATGACGCAGACCCCCGCGCCCACTTTCCAGCGGTTGACGATTCCGCTCGAAAAGGCGCTGCACTTCAAGACGCAAAGCCGGAAGGGCAACCCTGAAGGACGCTCTATTTTGCGGAACGCCTACCGCTCGTGGTACTTCAAGAAACGCATTCAGGAAATCGAGGGAATCGGGATTGAACGCGATTTAGCCGGTTTCCCCGTCTTATATGCGCCCGATTATATCGATCTATGGAACCCGAATAATCCAGAAGGCGTACAAGCGTTAGCAGTAGCGGAAAATATTGTATCTGGCATCCGTCGGGACGCGAGAGAAGGCGTGGTCTTACCCGGCGGGGAAAACGGCTGGAAATTAGAATTATTATCCACCGGAAGCCGCCGCCAATTCGACACCAACGCCATCATCGAACGCTACGACAAGCGCATCGCGACCACCGTTCTCGCCGATTTCGTCATGCTGGGTCACGAGACGGTCGGGAGTTTCGCGCTCGCAGACAATAAAACAAAAATATTCGCGCTCGCCATCGGCACGTATTTAGACATTATCTGCGAAACGTTCAACAAACAGGCGATTCCCCGGCTGATCGATCTCAACGCTTCTCACTTCGCAGGTCTGACCGATTACCCTCAAATGACGCACGGCGACATCGAAGACCCAGACTTAACGAAAGTCGGCGCGTTTATTCAAAATATGGTCGGCATCGGCGCGTTAGAGCCTGACGAAACGCTGGAAGAATACATCCGCCGTATCGCCAACTTACCGGATAAAACGCATAACGCGCATGAAAACTATGAAACTGTTTAAAAGCGACGTTCGCGAGTTTCTTCTCTCCTTTTTGGAGGAAAACGCGCCGCGAACCGTCTTTTTTCTCCACAGGCTGTGGAAAGAGCAGGAGAACGCGATTACTTACAAAGAGCTGCGCGAAGCGCTTCTCAGCGGCGAAATTAACAAAGAGTGGTTCGGACAATGGCAACAAGATTACTCCGCGTTTGTCGCCGAACATTTAGAACCGGACTGGCGGAAAGCCATACGAGAAGCCGCTCGACGGCAAGAGGAAAATTTCTCCGGCTGGCGCTTCGATCCAGCGTCCGAAGGGATAAATCGCTGGACTTCTCAGCGCGGCGCGGCGTTCGTCACCAACTCCACCGACGCGCAAATTAAAGCTCTACGCGCCGCCGTTCACCATATCGCGGGAACTTCCCAGAACGTGGACGAATTAGCGCGATTGGTACGCCCGATGATTGGGCTAACGAAACCGCAGACCATAGCGAACGCGAACTACGTTAAAAAGCTGCAGGAGAAAAACCTGCCGCCTAAAAAAGTCGCGGACTTAGCCGCGAAACACGCCGCTCGCCAACATCGTTACCGCGCTCAAATGATTGCGCGAACAGAACTTGCTTTCGCGTTCAATCAGGGAACTCTCGAATGGGCGCGGCAGGCGCAGGCGGAGGGTTATCTAGGTAAAGCTGTGAAAGTTTGGATATCAGCGCGGGATGAACGTTGCTGCGACGTTTGCAGGAAATTGAACGACGATAAAACAGAAGTCCCGCTCGACGAGCCGTTCCCGTTCCAAACGCGCCTTTCCGATCCGAACGCGCTGCTTGCGCCGCCCGCTCATCCGATGTGTCGCTGTGCGATTGATATCAAAGAAATTGAGCCGCCGCCCGAACCGGATTTTGACGAAATCGATGAAATAGAAAGCGAAGAAACGGAACTTGAACCCTTGCAAAGTGAGGGCAGATATGATACTATAATAGAAATAGAAACGCCGACAGAAGGCGCCCCGTACCTTAATCTTGAAGAAGATGAGGACGGTATCGAGTGGCTGCCAAAGGGCGAACCCATTTCATCGGACGACTATAAAAAATTAAGTCATTACGCCGCTGATAAGGGAATCTCCTTGAATGGCTTTAAAAAATCAGACGTAGATATTGCATTAATGCAGGAATTGATTGACGACGCATATAAAATGTTATGCCTGTACCCAGAAGTCAAAAAATCTGAAAAGTTTATTCTGGAACTTTCAGATTTTATGGACTCATGTGATTTCGCAGAAGTAAGCCCCAGATTTACGCATATCATAACATTAAATGCGGACGCAGTGAGAAATAAAGAAAAATTGATTTTGGAACATTCAAAACTTGTTGAAAGCGGATGGTTTGTAAAAGGGACTGACTATCATTCTATCATTTACCATGAATTTGGGCATTTGGTTGGCAGTAAGTATAAGATTGATTGTTTAGAGATAGCCGGACAGATATTGAAAATCGAAAATCAAGATGATATTTTAGAATATGTATCAAAAAATCTATCTAAATATGCAGGTAATATCCCAGACGGATGTGAAATTATTTCAGAAGCGTTCTCTTCTTATATGAATGGCGAAAATAACGATTTTGCATTGAAATTCTTGAAAAAATGTGGTTTATTGCCATCGAAGGGTGATGAATTATGACCGGTAATACTGAGCTTGGATATTGGAGAAAAAATAAAAATTGGCATCGCTATAATGCAGAAAAGAAAATAATTGAGATGACTGACGAAGCACCAGAACGAGCAAAGAAAAGCTTTGAAATGGCGATGAAACGGTGCAGAAAAAGGCAAGGAGATCGCTCAAATTCGGACGATTGAAAAACCCACCAAAAAAACGGAGGGCGGCAAGACCCTCTCCGGCGCGTCTGACGCCGCGCCAGCTCTCCCAGAGGGGAAAGCCCTCTCAGTCAGCCCTGCGGGCTGCCAGCTCCCCCAGAGGGGGAGCCAAGACCGATTGCCAGAGCGGGTATAAAAGCGCTATAATGGAAGAAAAAGCAAAGGAGCGCCGCGACATGACAAAAAAGAAAGCTCCCGCTGTTACAGAGCCGGAGCAACCCTTTTTACCGGGGTTTCGATATAACTCCACAGGGGGGAATTTTACAGAGTGGACTACCAGCGTTCGACCAGAACTGACTGAAGACGAAATTGACCGGATGGACTGCGCGCCGGAAATCAAAAAACATTTAAAATTTACCGCAAAATGCAATTTTGATGGAAAAATTCTTTCTATTTTCCCAGTTGACGGCGTGATTCATCTGCATGGCAGAGAAGACGTTCGCAATCTGATTCAAGCGTTAATTGTAGAAAACGACGAAGTTTTTCATGGAATTGACGTTACTAAAAAAGATTATACAAAAATCTGGGAACAATGCGCCGAGTTAATTCAATAACAATACGTTAAGGTCAGTTTTTGCGCTGTTTTTTCTAACGCCGAATTTACAAAGTACGCGCCGTTCGTTGCCGGGCGGCGGGGCGATGTATTCACCTCTTCTATCGCGGCAGAAATCGCAATTGCACGATTAGAACGAGTTAAAGCCGGGTTAGCGAATACATCTACAATGCAGCTCCGCGTTATATTCCCAAATTAGCCGCCTTTACGGGCGGTTTTTTCATGCCCAAAAGGAGAACTGAAATGCTAGATTTTAAAATTCTAAAATCGAAAGATAAGCGGCTGGTGTTCGGCTGGGCTTCCGTGTCTATTACGGCGGACGGCGAACTGCTTCAAGACCTCCAGAGCGACAGTATTGCTCCAGACGACCTCGAAACCGCCGCCTATGAATACGTTTTACAGTTCCGCGACGGCGGCGAGGAACATCAGCCGGAGTTGCGCCAAAAAGCAAAACTCGTGGAAAGCTGCGTTTTCACCGAGGAAAAACAAAACGCGCTCGGTATTCCGCCCGGAACTCTCCCCGTCGGCTGGTGGATCGGTTTTTATGTGGAGGACGACGACGCTTGGGAAAAAATCAAAAACGGCACGTATCAAATGTTTTCCATTGAAGGAACGGCGACGCGGATTCCGATAGAACTGGAAGAATAAGGAGTGAAGAAATATGGCGAGCCTTTTGAAAAACTTACGTTTGACCAGCGTCGATTTAGTAAGAGCGGGCGCGAATCAGCAGGCGGATATTTGTTTATTTAAGAGCGCGGACCCGTACCGCCGCCGCGTCGTTCCCGCAGACGATCCGGCGCGATACGACGATATTCAAGAACTATAAATTGAAAGAAAGGATTATACGTTATGACGATAGATAAAAGTAAGTTTACCGCCGAAGAACTGGCGCAATATGAAAAATTAATCGCCAAAGCAACCGTCCCGGATAAAGAAAAAAAGCCTTCAGAATCGAAAGTAGAAAAGCTGGAAAACGCTGAACCGTCCGACGAATCGACGCAGAAAAGCGCGACGGAAGGCTTCTCCAATTTATTCGCTCCCATGCAGGCGCGGATAGAACAATTAGAAAAATCCCTCGAAATGAAAGAACTTCTGCAAGTCGCCAAAAAGTATGAAATCATCGGCGAAAAACCGGAAGAACTCGCGAAAAATTTATACGAGCTGAAGAAATCAAGCGAGACAAATTATAACGCTTATCTCGCAACGCTGGATAAAGCTCTCGCGCTCGCGGAGAAATCCGGTCTTTTTACCGAAATCGGCAAGGCTTCGCACGGCGGCGAAACAGGCGGCGGCGCGGTTAAGAAAATTCAAGCTATCGCGACCGAACTGCAAAAGTCCGACCCTACTTTATCGCAAACAACGGCGGTAAAAAAAGCGTGGGAATTGCACCCGGAATTAATTCAAGAATACGATAACGAATATTTCAATCACTCGTAAAATGGGAGGTTTTTTCATGAATTATCTCGCGACTTCTATCAACGAAAGCCCCGTTCTGGCGTTTCCCGCCGGAAGCGGTCTGGGCGACGTTCGCGGCAAAGCCGTTTCTCTGGACGAAAACGGGACGCTGATTCTGACGGCGACCGGAAAAATACCGCTCGGTATCGCCGTTCTCGGAAACCCGGAGCAAATCGCCAAAGACGATGCCGTTACCGTGCAAATAAAAGACGTCGGCTGCGTGAAAGCGGGCGCCGCCGTCAAGTCCGGCGACGCGCTGACAACCGATTCCAGCGGCGCTTTTATCCCCGCGACTTCTGGCAATTATTACGCTATCGCCCTTGAAAGCGGCGCGAAAGACGCTTTTATATGCGCTAATTTGCGCAACGGCTCCCTCGTCGTCGCTTCCGGCGAAACGGCTTCTAAACCATAAAGGAGGTTTTTTATTATGCCTAACGGTATTCATCCCGCCGCGCTGTCCGCGCAAATCGCGAAAGGCGCGTTTCAGCCGAATATTTATCTCACTAATATGTCTATGGCATACTTTCAGGACGCGACAAAATACGCCGCAAAAGCGTTGTTCCCCATTTGTCCCGTGTCGCTGTCCAGCGCCAGATATTACATTTTTGACAAGGCTTCTTTACTTCGCGACAACGCGCAGAGAAAGCCTGAATTTGGAAAAGTCGCGCCCGCGCAAATGGGACTGCTGGATCAGTCTTACAGCTGCAAAGTCGATCAAATTATTGTCGGAATCGATCAGATCAGCGCCTTGAATTTCCAGCGCGTAGGCGCTCCGGGCGCGGTCGACCCGCGACGCGCAAAGATAAAGTTTATCGCGGAACAGTTGAATTTACATCAAGACCGACTGTTCGGCGAACATTTTTTCAAAACCGGTATCTGGGGGAACGAATGGTCTGGCTCTACCGCATACAGCTCCTCCGGCAAAACGTTTATTAAATTTACGGACGACAACTGCGACCCCGTGCGTCTGATTGACGATTTATGCACCGAAATTGAACAAAACACTGGGCGCCGCCCCAATCGTTTAGGGCTGGGCAAAAACGCTTATAACGCGCTAAAAAATCATCCCGGCGTGGTGGAGCGCGTCAAATTCGGCGGCTCGACCGCTAACCCGGCGACCGTCAACGAGCGCGTGTTAGCGGAATTGTTCGGCTTACAGAAAGTAGTCGTTTTGTCCGCAATTTACAATCAAGCCGGACTGGGCGAAGCCGAAAATATGCAATATATCTGCGACCCGGACGCGGCGCTTCTGGTTTACGCGACCGACACGCCCGCCGTCGACGAGCCGTCCGCCGGGTATATTTTCACGTGGGATATGTTAGGAGACGGTCAATATATGCCCGTGCTTCAATACGAAGGTGAAAACGGCACGCACACCGAATTCATTGAAGGTCTCTTCGCCGCCGATATGAAAAAGACGGGCGACGACTTAGCCGTATTTCTAAAGGATTGCGTGTAACATGGACTTTATCGCGCTGAAACCCTGCCGTTTCGCCGGACAAAAATTCAAAATCGGCGAAACCGTCCCCGGTAAACTTGTTTTACCGGAAATGCAAAAAAGACTGCTCGCTATGGGCAAATTGGCAGCGCTGCCGGAGGAAATCCCGAAACCGTCGGAAAAATCACGAAAAAATAAAAAGCAGGTGGGAGAAAATGGCGACATGGACGTATGATCCAGTCAATTTGGCGCGGGACGGCGTAGACAAAATGCGCTTTGAATTGGGCGATACCGTAATAGAAATGGGCGCGTTAACCTGCGCTCTGTGCGATGAAGAATATACCGCCGTCCTGAAACAGGAAAAAAATTGGTCACGCGCAAAACTGGCGTGCCTACGCGCTATCGTCATGAAGTTGTCGTATGAAGTAGACGCCAACGCAGACGGGCTTTCCTACGCGCTTTCACAACGATTTCCCCGCTGGAAAGCCATGCTGGAAGAAGAAGAAAAGAAAGTTTCCGCCTTGACCGCCGCGCCGCGTGTTTGCGGCGATATTACTGAAAAACCGTATTTTTATCCCGATTTGCACGCCAACAGCAGGAGATTTTAGCTTGTGTTTCATCTTTTTTTACGTCCCGGAGAGGGTTTTCAGACGTTTACCGTACTGGAACGGCGCGGCGGTTTAACAGCGACTGGCAGACCTGTCGCTGAAACATTTGAACCAGTTGGAGAATTTACCGGTATGCTGCTGCTGGCATCGCAAGGGGACGTAATGCAATGGCGGGGTTCTGAACAGTGGAAGCAAGACGGACACCCCATTTTATATAAAATTATCCAGCACGGCAGGGGCGCGGTTCCCAAACCGGGCGATATTGTGGAATTACAGGAACGAAAATTATACGTCCTCGGCGTACACAATCCCGCCGGACTGGGACATTTTGGCGTCTATTTCGCGCAGGAACGGAGAGATTTATCATGAGCGCCAGTATTGCTTTTCAACAAGCTGTCGATGAAGAAACCAGAAAAATCAAACACGAAATGAAACGGCGCGGCGTACTCGCTTCTAACGCGCTGCGAAGCGAAGCCCTTCAAGTATTATCCGGCAACCGCGGCGGAGAAAGTTATCGTGTTCCCTCTACGAAAAAATATTATACCGCTTCCGCTTCTGGAGAACCGCCCGCGGCGCGCACCGGCGCTTTTCGCGACAGTTGGCGCTCCAAACCGGAACAATTTGGGAATATGTATATTTCCCGCATTGAAAGCAGTCTTACTGTCAACGGTTATCTATTAGGGCAACTTCTGGAAGACGGAACCAGCAAAATGGCGCCGCGTCCCTATACAGAAAAAATCAAACATCAGGCGCTGCCAGCCATTCAGTCGCTCTATTCAGCGCCGTTTGTGTAATTTTTTTTGTAATATGGAGAGCAAAAAAATGATAGAACAAGCCGTTTATCAACATTTATTGAAGCGCACAGAATTAACTTCCCGCCTGACCGCTTATGCTGGAAAACCAGCGATTTTTTATCAGAAAGCCCCGCCAGACACCGATCCTCTTTGGAATCCCGGCGGACAATACGGGCGCGTCGTTTTCGCTATCGACGAAGAAGGAGACCCCGCCCGAAGCGTCGGCGGTCGTCTGTTTGTAGACGTTTTTTGCGAAGCGCCCGAAACGCTAGAAAAACTTGTCCGCGCCTCGTTGCACGGCTATTTTTTTACTCAAAACAACTGCACGACGGCGGCGCAGTGGGAGGATTCTCGCTATTTTACGCCGACCGACGACCCCCAAATCAGCGGCGTAACGCTGACATTCTCGTTGCTGGCGTTTCCACTATTAACCACAAAAAATCCAGACGTTATCACGCGGCTTAACGACTGGACGGCGCAGACGTTCCCCAAAATAGCGGTAATCGGTCGGAGCGATTTATCCGAAGCGTGGAAACCGGACGCGGAAAAAGCCGCCGTCTACTGGCGCGTGAAGTCGGTCGCGCTCGCCGGTTGGATTCCCGACGCCTATCAAACTATCTGGCGTTCCGCGACCGTCAAAGGGCATATTTTTGCGGAAAATATTCACGCGGCGGGCGTAGTAGCGCAAGAAATCGTTCAAGCGCTCTATCGCGCAAGACGTCTCATGAAACCACGAGAAAGTCAAATTATGGTCGAGCGTAACAATACAATCGACGTTGGCGCGGACGCGCTGCGGGAAGGTCAAATCACGATAGAAGCGACATATGGGCAAATCGTTTTACCGCCGCAGGCGCCGCCGCTCAATCATATTTATCGAGAATTTTCATGAAAAATCATAACGTTAAAACCGCCCCCAAAAGGGGACGGCTATAAAATTTATTCGGTTAATTCTTTGGAAGATTCCCACAGAGAAAGCTGGTCGACGGTGGGATCATGTTCTGCTTTGTAAAATTGCTCCGGCATGGGAATGTTCCAGGCGCGGTATACGCTTTGCATCATGACGTAAATATCGAAACTGCTCTTGCCAAAGGTTTGCATGATTTCCTGACTTTTAGCAATCAACCGCGCTAACCCATTCGGGGAAACTTCCGGTGTAGTATGCCCCAGACGGTTGCGCATTTCCTCAAAGGCAGTCACATAAGCCGCAGTAAACAGCACGCCTTTGCGTCCGGTGAGCTTGTTCGCAATCATATCGCAGCCCTTTTTCGTGATGAGATAGCAGGGCAATTCGCGCCCGATGCTGTCCTTGTAGCTGGATTCAAGGAAAAAATCATTGACCTCAATTTTGAGGGCAATACCAGTCGGCGCATTAGATTCATTTTCCTCTTGCATGATGTCAATATACCCGTGAATATCGCGCATCAAATTATCGTGACGCTTATCCACCATTTCCGCGACCTCGCGGCTGTCTACAACTTCTACGCCGTTGTAATTCGTGATGTGCAGTTCACTCATGACCGCGCCCCCTTCCTAAGCTCTTCGTGAAGAAGATAATTTGAAATAGCCCAGAGTATTTCAATAGTTTTCCGATGTGTCATGCGCCGCAATGCCGATTAAGCGAAAGCGCAATACGTCATCTTCAGTCAGCGCATCCATATCATGCTCATCTGTCCACTGGTATGCGCACCAGATCGGGCGGCAGACGTATTCTAAAGCCTCGTCTGACAGTTCGTTCAACATTTGCGACAGAGTTTCACGAGTACGGGAAAAGTCATGTTGAATGTTAAATTTTTGATTCATATTCTAAAAATCCTCCATTTTCCGTTGCCAATGGAGAAAACGCATGGTATAATATTTACGTAATCTCCATTGGGGGTTGCTTTAGAGCGTCCAGACTTATCTTGCCGGATAGTGGGCGCTCTTCTTATTTGTCGAGTTCTTCGTCAATTTTTTCAATAAGCCATTTAGTCTTAGTTTTATTTTGCTGATTTAATTTTTCTGTTAAAGCGTCTAGCTTATCTCGTGCAACTGAAACACTAAATTGACCTATTTTTTTTCGGCGATTCTTCATATACTCGGCTCGACTTTCAAGTGACAATTTAACACCTCCTTGTTACTAGTTGCATTATAATGTGTTACTAGTAATATGTCAACCCTTTTTTCAAAAATTCTTGAAAAAATTTTCAGCCGCCTGTTTGGGCGATTTTTATAAAAATTTTTTGAAAAATTTAAAAAATACCTCTTGACATTTATACGCATAATGCGTATAATATAATTGTAAGGAGGATACGGCATGAGATTCCGGGAAATTGAAAAAATCATTTTAGTGGACGGATGGCAATACAAAAGTTCAAAAGGATCGCATTTCCAATACACACATCCGTCAAAACCGGGCAAAGTAACAATCCCAAAACACCCAGGTGACATTGCTCCCCAAATAATCAAACAAATTCTCAAGCAAGCCGGGCTGTAAAGCCCGGTACTGTAATACCATAAAGGAGGATTTTTTATGAAATTAACTTATCCCGCTTGCTTCTATCCTGATGAGGAAAGAAAAGGCGCTTTTGCCGTAGTAGTGCCCGATCTTCCAGGATGTGTAAGCGGAGGCGATACGCTGGCGGAAGCTATTTTAATGGGTACGGACGCCGCCTCCGGCTGGGTTCTTGACGAACTGGAAGACGGCAAGCCTGCGCCCAAAGCCAGCCCGTTAGAAAGTATTACGCCAGACTCAGGAGGCTTCGTTAGCGTATTAGTTCTGGATATGGATGCCTATGCCGAAAAGTACGGTGAAAAAGCGGTCAGAAAAAATCTTACCATTCCTGCATGGCTCAATACGTTTGCCGAAAAAAAGCATATTAACTTTTCACAGGTACTGCAAGATTCTTTGACCGCTCTCTATCAGAAAGATCAAGAAATCCAAACAATTTAAAATTTTTAACCGCCTCCACGGGCGGTTTTCTTATGTTCAAAATAAAGGAGGCTTTATGTTATGCCAGATTTGGAAAAACCCGTTTCCGTACCGGAAAAACTAAAAAAGCCCGCGCAGCCCGTCTATACGACGGCGCAGTTGCTGGAAAGTCACGCCGCTTTCGGCGTTTCGTATGCAATCGTTGCCGCCGCGCTCAAACTCGCGGGAAAAGACTTCTTCACATTCGACGAGGCGAAAAAACTTGTCGCCAATTTTAACAACAGGAAGTGATATAGAATGGCTATTTTTTACAACGAAGGCGAGACCAAAACCCGTCCCGGAATATATCAGCGTTATTCCAACGTCGGTTCTTCGCCGACTCCCGGCGCACAGGACGGTATTTGCGCGATTCCCATTCGCGCCAGTTGGGGACCGTTGGGCGCGGTCGTGAGAAACAGTTACGGCGAATTGACAAAAAATTACGGTTCCGGCGACTACGACGCGCGGCGTTTTACCGTCTCAGCCGCTCAGGAAATGTTCAACGGCGGCGCGACGACCGTATACACGTATCGTATGGGAACGGGCGGCAAGAAATCGTCTCTAACATTAAAAGCCGGGGAAACAGACGCGGTAAAAGCCGAGGCGAAGTATCCCGGCGTATTCGCGCTCGCTCTCTCCGTGCAGCCGAAAGTAGGAAGCGCCACGCAAAAAGAAGTTAACGTCTACGCGGAAAAAACGTTGGTAGAAACTTTCCCGTTCGATACCAGCGAAACGGACGAACCAACCAATTTAGTAAACGCCTGTAAGAAGAGTAAATACGTCAACTTCGCGGCGCTCGACAACGCGACGGGCGCGTTAGATATCGTTCCCGCAGCGTCGGGCGACTTGACGGGCGGCGAAGATCCCGTCGTGACCAACGCGGACTACTCGAAAGCCTTCGAGGCGTTGGAACCTTTTTTCTACAACTGTATTGCGCTGGACGTGGACGACGACGCAACCCTTTCTAAAACGTTGCTCCTGCAAGCGTATTTGGATCATGCGTACCAGTCCGGCAAGCTCGCCGTCGCCGTCGTGGGCGAATCCAGCGACATTGATTTCGATACGCGGCTTCAGCACGCTAGCGCCCTTAATGATGAAAAAATAGTCTATCTCGGCGCGGGTTGGCGCACGCTCGCGGACGATAAAGACGGCGTTTTTGCGATTTGTCACGTCGCGGGCGTTATCGCGTCCACGCCTGCTAATCAATCTATTACGCATACGGTCATACGCGGCGCTACCGACCTTCTGGAGACGTTCACTTACGCGCAATATGTCGACGCGATTCAAGCCGGAACACTGCTCCCCTCGATGTCGAACGACGGCGGTATTTGGTTCGATTCCGGCGTGAACACGCTGGTTCATCTCTCCAGCACTCAGGATGAAGGCTGGAAAAAAATTCGCCGTACTAAAACGCGTTTTGAATTATTCGACCGTCTCGACCGCGCCTTGCAGCCCAAAGTCGGGCGGATTAATTGCGACGCGGACGGTATGGGCGACGTGATTCAGACCGCGACCCGCGTTTTAGATACGATGATTACCGAGCGGAAACTTTCGCCCGGCGCGGCGTTTCAGGTCGAACGATACGCGGGCGACAGCGCCTGGTTTACCATCGCGGCGGACGATATCGACAGCCTAGAAAAAATTTATCTGCATTATCAATTCCGCTTTTCAGTGGAATAAATTAGGGGGTTTCGCATATGGGACGCGCTTTAAACAATATCTTGGATACCCGCGAAATTATGACCGGCAAAGACGGGCTTCTTTTCGTGCAGGCGGGCGACGTGAATATGTTTCTCGCCGAAATCAACACCTATAGAGTGACGATGAACGTCAACGTAGCCGAAAAACAGCCGGTCGGTTCTATTGTAGTCCATCGTATCC